TTTCTTTGAAAACCTTTTATCTAAATCATCTAGGTCTTTTTTAAGATTACCGACTAGCTCATTCATTTTCTTATTTGCGTCTAGTATTTCAGTAAAGTCTTTCTTTTGATTTTCTATAAGTTGTTTTTGTTCACCTATAGCAGACTCTAATTTCTCAGCATTCGCTTTTAGAATACCATTATCTCTTTGTAGTTTAATCACATAGGCACCAGCACCTATTACAGCGCTGATAATTAGACCTATTAAAAATAATCTCATTCGTTATTTCCAAAATTTAAGTTTAGATGCTATGTCAGCTAAATCTTCAAACTTCTCATTGACATACCAACCTAATACAAACCCTATTATTAGTCCTATTGTTAAAAACATATTAGTCTCCTATTTTTGCGTTTCTTTTTCTATGACCGTTCCATGCTACAAAGCCACCTATTCTTAATGACCAGTATGCAAGGTTATTCATACTGTAAAATCCATTAACTGTTATGTTTATATCTCTAAAAATTTGGTCAGCTTTCTTTTGATCTACAACTAATAATGCATCTTTTTTATTTACTGGTTTACAAGCTGTGTACTTGTACATATAGTCATGTACTAACCCACCAAGTAATAAAACACCTACTGGTGAAAAAAATGTTCTTAAAAATTTAGGTATACTAGCGCCGTCAAATTGAAAACCTTTTGGTATAACATATTCAACACCGTCAATATTGTATTTCCAATCTTCTACTAGTTGCCAATTTCTCGTTGATAATAACCACATAACGATTGCTTTCCAAAAACCTTTACCTTTTGTTTTTATTGGTACTGGTTTTAAATGAGGCATACCTGTGTAATTAAATTTAAGTTTTGGTTTTGCTCTCTTATCGGTAAAGTTAATAATCGCAGCAATAATTACGACAGCAATCAATATACTCCATTGCCAAAATTTCATTGCTAATGCTATTAATAGTTCCATGTTAGTCCTTTATTATTTTTGTATTAACCATATGTTTATACAATGTTGATTCTTTTATTTTCTTTTCTACTTTTCTAACTACATCAGTGCCAAAACCTTTTGATGACCAATTCTTTTTTTGTAAGTTTTTAGCGTCTGCTGTTAAAAAGGGTTTCATAGTACCTGGTGCTTGTGTAGTATAATTAGCAGCTAATCCCATAGCTCTACTATCTCTACCACCTTGACCCTTTGGTGGAGTATCTCCTAGACTAGCCATAGGTTTTATATTATCTACATAACCTATTCTATGTCCACCGATTGCCATATTACTATATTCTTTAAATGATTTAGTCATATGCTTTTGATGTTTCTTTGATAGTTGGTTTAGTTTCTTCAGGTATTAAATCTACTTCATTTGTAATACCATTCTTTTCATCTATTTTCATTTCAACTTTATCAATACCATCTAATACTTGTTTTAACATAATGTTATTGTTATCGTTATTCTCTTTTAATTTTCTTTTAAAAGTTTTATACTTACCAAACATTAATGGATCTTTTTCGTCTTTTTTCTTTTTAGGATTTACACCTGGTTCGCCATCAGGACCAACACCAACTCCGGCAATGTTCCCACCACCAACAGCGTTTGCTGGTGCGTCTTCCATTTTATTAACAATGTCTTCTGCTACTTCTTTAAATCGTTTCATATTTGTCCTCTGGATATAGTTCGCCATCTTTTTCATATACATCAATACCAAAACAAGTCATATAAGGGTCTTGTTTATAAATTGATTTAACATCACCTTGTTCATTCAAAAGATTGTCGTACTGTTTTGTTTCTTTTAGATAAGATATAATAGTGCTTTCTATTAGTTTCTTATGTGGAACATACTCTTTGTTTTCTCTTAATAATAAACCAAGAGCTACAGCAAAAGAGCCAAGTCGTCCACCTAGACCAACTTTTTTAAGTATTCGTTTTAAATTAAAAACAAATCTATGAAGTTGAGTATAAGCATTCTTTTCTTCTCTCTTTTGTAAAGAGGTGTACTTCTTCAATACTTTTCCATCTTTATCAATTATACCATATTTAAACGCCTCTTGTCTTTCAAAAGGTGTCACAAGCATTTTTACTACTCTGTATGTTATAACCAAATCAACTGCTCTATTAGCCATTATAGTTCCTCTAAAAGTTTCTTAATATTCATATCCACTGGTTCCCCATTTAATTCGTGTGGATAGAGATAACCAAGATATATCAATATTGTTTTTAGTTGAGGCCAATATACTCTATCTATCTTATATAATAGTAAGGTACATGCTGCTTCTACACCAAAAACATTTGATAAGACAATTACATGGTTTACTGCCAATCGTACTTTTATCTTACCAGTGATACGGTTCTTACGAAAGAGTCTTTTGAGATATTTAAATCTCTTAAGGTCATCATAAAATTCTTGCTCCTTTGACAATGTTGGATTGTCATAATAATGCTGAGCAAAAAGTAGCCAGTTATCCTTCGTTATCTCTTTGAACATTAACTACACTAATTTAGCGTAGACCTTTGATGTTCCGTTTTTAAGAGTTTCATAAGATACTTCCATCTTTAATCCACCCTCTTTTTTATGAGATATACCATCATCATTAATATCAGAACCATCGGTATCTTTACCAAATCTACCACCAAATTGTTTCACTTCAGCTGTCACTTTACCGCTGTCACCTTCAAGAGCTACATCAGAAACAGTTAAACCGATTCTTTGTAGTTTTTCTCTTAATTGGTCAACTGCGAATTGTGGTTTTAAATATTCACAATCTGCTACTGAACCAACAAAAGCATTCACTCTCTTTAGTACATCAGCATCGTGTATATTATGCACACCAATTGAAGAATCTTCCACACCATTCGCTGTGCTAGTTCCAACTGATGCAGCAGTTTTATCACTTCCACTGTATCTTTCTTTTATATGTGTTTTAAATGTTTTCATTTAATTTTCCTTTATTTGTACTTTTCAGATTTTTTTTTAGTACCATCACTTCTTTTGATTAAACCTTTTGCTTTCAAATGAGTTATATCGCCAAATCCAGCCTTACCAGCTTTGTGACGCTTCATAGCGTCTGCTGTGTTAGGTGGAGTTTCTTTTAATATATCTTCTTCAAAATCTTCAAAGTCTTGTTCTTTACTAAAAGTTTTAAATCTTTTCATTAACTTGTCGCTAAGTTTAGCGCCTTTTCTTTTTCTGCGGGCATACCCTCAGAGTTTAGTTTAATAAATTTATCAACTTGTTGTAGCGCTCCGTAGATCGCATTTAAATTACCTTTCATAGTCACTAAATCTTTTTCCACTTTAGTAATATTACTGTTGAGTTTATCAAAGTCTGCCTTCAATACTTCTCTTTCAGCTGATAATGTTTTTTCATCAATACTCATAATTTACTCCTATTTAATATTAAGCTAATGCTGCGCCATTGTTAGCGATAACATTCCAATTTGAATTTTTAAATAACAAAGTCGCAGTTTCACCTGGCGCATTTAGAGTAATAGTTGAGTATCCTCTTAAATTAGCTGGTGTAATAACTATATTGTTTGTACCACTTGATGATACATTGATGATAGTTTTAACTTGACCATCTGCTCCATCAGCTATAGCACATGCGTGTGTTGCTGAAGTTGCGTTGATTTCTGTTATTGCTGAAGTCACATCTACTGCAGTAGTTGTAGAACCATCTGCTGTGATTGCTTGAGAAGCTTGTTTTAATCCTAACCAAGATGGTATATTATTAAATACATCTTCTGCTGATATTTTTTTATTGATTGGTGTACCAGTTGGATCGTCCACTACATGGAATAAATCTGCTGCTACAATTGCGTCACCTAAATTAGATAATGCTGTTATTTTCTTGTCTGCCATTTCTTTTCTCCTGTTAACCCTTTCGGGAATGCTACTTTAGGTAAATACCTAAATCATACTATTATATATAAGGGCGCTGAATGCGCCCCTATAAATTATTTAATTATTACGCTGATACTGTACAAGTTCCAGCCGCTGTACCAATACCTGCACTATTAGTGATAGTAGATACTGTTGAAGTACCTGCATCTTTAATAGTTCCACTGTTTAATGCAGTTGCGTTAGTACCAATTACTAATATGTCACCATCAGCAGTTGCTCCGTTAGCTGCGGCAATTGTGATTCTAAATGTAATTTCGTTAGTACCTGTACCTGATAAGTAAGACGCCAAGTGTGGACCTCTACCTGAACCTGCACCTTGGTTTCCGTTAGTAATAGAAACTTGTGGTGTACCTGTAATATCAACTTGCTCGTTGAATCTTACTAATACATCAATATTTCCACCAGCAGATTTATCAAATGCTGTAGTCACAAATTCTATTTCTGTGATATTCGCAGTTCCCATATTAACATTCAATCCACCGATTGCTACTAATACTTCTTCATCTGCGCCTGTGTTTCCGTTTCCGGATAATATTGAACCTGCTTCTCTGACCCAACCTTTAGTAGAGGCAAAAACCTCTTTCTTTTCGGCAGTAGTCAAGTTTTTAGGTTTAATATCGTTTCCCCATAAAGCCATGCTTCTCTCCTTTTAAATCTAGTCGCTTTAAATCTGCGACTTTTGATTATAGTTAATTAACCTTACTATTTATAATGATTAGAACCCTAGTTTTTTCAACTGGGATATTACTTGACCTGCGGACTTAAATGTGATACCTATACCACCTTTAGCCGTGAATTGTGATGTGTTTTTGTCGTAATCGTCTATTAATATCGCAGGTTGACCAGCGACCATAGCGTAATTTTGTTTGTCTTTTCTTCTTACTAGATTAATCTTTGTTTGAGATATACCTAAGTTTGATTTACACCAATGACTTTTACCTGGTATACAGTTAGGGTCGTTAGTTTTTTCTAAATATGCTGATAGTATATGTGGACTAAACTTTCTTATATAATTCCACATTACTTTACCTTGTGGATTCCATGGCATTGTGTGCCAAAATTTAGTATTTTCTAAAACAGGCTTCCACATTTCTTCTCTAGTTCCCTGCATCCATCTTTGTTTTGACATACCAGATGTCTTTCTAATGGCCGCACTAAAGTCACAAAGGACACCGTCCATATCAATATATAATCTTGGTAAGTTTTTCATAGTGTGGAGTTATTATAACATATAACTAGCCTCTTGTCAAGGGAAAAAAGACTAGTTATAGTGTGATTTTTTAGTTCTTATAATCTACTTTTGGGTCAACATCAACTTTAGTTTCTTTTGATCCTGTATCAGCCTTACCTTTTTCTTCTTTTTTAGGTTTAGGCTTTGATGGTTTCTTATCATCTTTATCATAAGCGTCTTCTTCTTTCTTATGATCTTTGTCTTTCATAATAGTTCCATCAGGCATTTTGTGAGAACCTGCTGGTACATCTGTTTCTTCTTCAGCTGTACCATACTGTTTAAGTCTAGTTGCTTTCATGTACTGAGCTTCGCTTTTCATTTTCTCAAGGCTTTCCGCAGACAGTTGCCATACAGATTTAATTGAATCGTTGATTGATTCTGCCTTTGGTAAAGCAGGTGTTTCTTTTTCACCTTTAGTATCTTTTATTTTGTCATTAACTTCTTTAGTCTTAATATGAGTTTCTTTTTTCTCATCTTTTTCAATAGACTTAGCAATGTCATGTGCTTTTTCAATAGTCTTTTTATCTAAAGGTGGCTCATCATTCATTTTCTTTTTAGCAACTGCCATACCAATTGCGTGTGGATTATCTACAGCTTCCTTTACTTGTTCTTTACTATTTTCATCTTTAGCTTTGTATTTACTATCTATTTTATTAAAGAAATCTTTTTTTTCTTTTGGTGACATAGAGCCGATACCTTTACCAGCTTTATCTAGTTCTTTTTTAAACATATCTTGGTAGCCAGCTTCGTTTTGTGATTTACTCATGTTCACGGCTATTTCTTCAATACTACCCGGTTTCGTATTTAAGTATTTTGTCATACTATTCTCCTTTTACTTTAGCCGCTAAATCTTTGTCAGCGCCTCCCCAAGTTCCTGAGGATTTTGTTATAAATGAATTGACTCTAGCGTATGCCCACTGTTGTTGACTTGCGCCTGGTCTATGGCCTGATTTCCAAGCGGCCATTCCTCTGTTATATACTTGCTTTAGAATAGAATAAGACATACCACTCTTGTCAGCTTTCTTTTGTAAACCTGCCATTGCTTCTACTCTTAATCTCATTTCTTCAAACTTACCAGTCTTCTTATAGATTTTGTTTCTAGCAAGTGATGTAATAAAAGGTATATTAGCTTTTACTAATTGTCTTAATGATGTTGTATCTAGTCTATCTAAATGTTTTGATAGCGCAGTTGCCTTTTCAGGTGATAGAGATTTACCTTTTAAATCAGCGTATGATATTTGTAATCTTTTAATCATATTACTTGTAAACTCATCTAACTGTATATCATGTTCAACTTCGTTTTTCAACATTTTCTTAGCCAACTCTTTATTCTTACCTTGTAAAGCTGCTTTCTTTTGAGCATCATAATACTTAATCATATCTTTTGCTCTTTTTTCTCTAGCTGCTTTATCTTTATCTGCGAATAACGGAGATGGTATTGTTGACATAGTTTTTTTGAATACTTTGTCTTTATAACTTTTAATTTTCTTACCTAGTTCTTTTGATTTTTTAAGAGCTACTTTCATTTTAAGTTTATCAGATATTTCATTCATCAATTTCTCATTGACTAGTTTATTTTCTTTTTTATCTGAAACTTCTTTTTTAGTTTCTTTTATATTGTATAATTTTTTTGCTTGTGCTATTTTATCTTCTAGTTGTTTTAATTCTTTCTTATCTTTAATCATAATAGTACCACTCATACCACCAGATTTAGAAATCATTAAACCTTTTTTAGTTGGATCAACAGCATTCTTATAAGCTTTGATTGAAACATTTTCTTTAACTTCTTCCTTCTTCTTATCTCTCTCTTTTTTAAACTCAGCAGCAGCAACACCAATTGTTAGTGGTACTTCTCCAGTTTGAGGATTTGGTTCAGGTTTAACAGCTTTATGTTTTTCATTTTCTAATTTTGTTTTTAACATTGCGATTTGATTTTTTAAAGCTTCAATAGCACTCTCTTTAGTCTTTAATTCTTTATCGTCTTTTTCTTCTTTAGGTTCTTCTTTAGGTTCTTCTTGTGCTTCACCTAATAATCTCTTAACCATTTTTACAGAAAGTTTTAATCTTTTCGCTATGTCTTCTACACTATCACCTTCTTTATTTGATTTGAATATATCACTAATTTTATTTTCTTCTACCCATTCAATATCTTCATTTGCTTTTTGTAAAGCTGATACAACTTCTGGCTCATTAGATAGACCTTTACTTAATTTTTCTATTTCTTTTACTGCGTTAGACATATCATTTGACATCTTCTTAGCAATTTCTTTTGCCTTTGATACTAGATTGGACGCATAAGCTTCTGTGACTGCCTCAGGTTTGTACATCATGTAATCTGAAACTGAATTGATATAGTCTTTTGCTTTTGTAATTTTAGATTGTACCCAAGCTTCTAATGGGTTGCCATCATCTGACTTTCCGTCTAATGCTGATGATAATTGAGTAGCTTTATCTGCGATTGCTTCTAGCTCACCTCTTGCCATTGAAATCTCGTGGTCTTTATTATCTTGTTCTCTAACTTGATTTAATGCTTCTGTCATTGAAAATTTAGCCATTACAATTCACTCCCCTCTTTTAACTTATCGTAATTCTTTTTTAAGTAGTCATTTGCTACTCTACCATCTCTTGTTGAGAAGGCAACTTTACCATCTTTGTCTAATACATTGTATTGACCACCAGATGAAATTGAAACATATGGTTTGATTGTTGCTTCTCGTACTTCTTTGTATGCGGTAGACATTGACTTTCTGTATGTCATTATAATTCACTCCATACTTCGTCCCAATTGGAAACTTTTCTTTTTAATAAAGCTTTTAAAGTTGTTTCTAATCGTTGTCTGATTGTTATTGCATCATTTCCTATTACCCTAGAAAAATCATTATGTACCGTTTCTAATGCTTTGTAAGCATCTGCTAATTTTTTATCTTTTAAAATCTCTGAAGCAATATATCTTCTTGTTTCAAAATGATCGTTTCTAGCAGTTTTAGCTCTAAGGTACTGTAAATTTGTTTTAGAAGCAGTCGCTTCATGTAAATGTGTTCTAAATTCTTTTAAAGTTTTTTTAGTCATATTCTTTTATCTCTAGTTTTAGTTCCGAATTACCTTTATGTAATCTATGAAACATTCCTTTATTAATATGATAATTTTGACCTATCTCTAATTCAGTAGGTAGTTCATTATCATTTTGTAATTTCCATCCTATACCATAAACAACTTTGACAATACGATCTTTCTTATCCATATGCCATATCAACTGTTCTTGTTTCACATCTTCTTTAATAACTCTAGTAAATACTTTGTCTGTAATACTATCTTCAAAGTCTTCAAACGGTTTATAGTAATTATCTAAAGACATTACCAAAAAAAGTTTCCACCGCCACTCATACCTAAAGACTTAGCATACCTTGGTAAGTTGCAAGCCCAGTAAGCCGCTGAAGTTCTATCTTTCTGCTGAGCACATTTGTGTCTAGCAGCAAAACTTTTTCTGGCTTTCTTATCTTTTAACTTAACAGATAAACCAGTAGTATCTCCCCAAGTGACTTTCTTAATCTTATCACCATCACGGACAAATACATAAAACTTTTTTGGTCCACCTCTTTTTGGTTTGTTCAAAGGTGGGTCTTTTTCTTCTTCTTCAATTGGCATATCTAGTGGCACTTTTTGATCTTCAAATAAATCAAATTCACCAATATCAGTTCCTAGTAAATGTTTATCCCAATCACTAGTGACTTCTAATATACCGTCATTATAGAGTTCTCTAGCTTCTCTAAACAACTTATAAAATTCTTCACTATGTAAACGATAGATATTCTCTGCTAGAGGTATCTTATTCTCTACATGGTAGTGAACAGCTCTACTAATCTTATTTGTATAATCACTAAACTTCAACATCAAGTTTCTCCATCATTCGTTGTACGACTTCATTTAATTTAGATCGCCATTCTTCTTTGTATCGTTGTCTATATTTATCTATTGTAGCATCCGATAAAGCCCATTCTTCAATATCTTTTTTCTTTACATTATCTTCGGGTTTTCCTCTATCTTTAGCGTCAACAGCCTTTCCAGCTGGTACTTGACCAGGTGTCACCTCTTTTGTATGATTGGCGTAATCTGCCCCAATTTCATACGATTCAGGTACACAATTTGGTACTTGTTTTCCATTTTTGTCTTTCATACCTACTTGTTTGTATCCTTTCCAACAAGCATCGGATAATTCTTTTTTTAGTTCACCAAACATCTTCTTATACTTTAATGTATGTTTAGATGGTTTAGTTTTAGCGTCTTTATCGCCTGGTGCTGCTTTGTAATCATCTTCATCATCAGATTTTTTATATTTTGATTTTTTGAAATGATCTGCTCTTTTTTCTTTCTCACCTTTTGACAAGTCTTTGTAATACTTCTTAGGTTGAGTTCCAGGTTTTTTAGCCACCGTTTTATCTTGTGGCGTTTTATCTTCTTCTATATTTGAAACCGCTGTAAATCCATAATCTATATTTAAGTTGTATTCTCTTACTTCTGCTTCTCTGTCAGCAGCATTTGGAATACAATCCCATATCCATGCTTTGTGTAAATTGTTATTATTATCTTCTAGTACAATGTAATTTGTACCTCGTCTTTTTACTATTCCTTCTATGCCTTCTTTGACATACTTTATTTTATCGTTAATGTTAAAGATTATTTCTCTAACATACAAATCTCTTATTTGGTTTTGTTCAAACTCTTTTAGTGACGCAACTGGTTTCTTATTATCTACATTAATCATTCCACCATATGAAGCTGCCAATTTAGTTTTAATACCCATTCCAACTCTCACACTACTCATTAATCTTTCTATGTCTGCTGGATTTCTATAACTTGCTGGTAAACCTTTTTTAAATGCTTCGTAGTCACCTTTTGCTGCGGCATCTCTCATCTTACTTGCCGACATACCAGTAGTTCCTTCAGCGTCTGGATCTCTTTCTCCAGCAGATACTACTTTAATTTTTTGAAAGTCATAAAAACCATGTCTATTTTTCTCGCCATTATACTTGTTTAGTATACCTTCAAATTCTTTAACTCTATCACTACCTACAACCATAGTGACATCTGTAAAACCTTTTCTGTGTAATTTAGTCATCAAGTCTAATATCATATTAGTTGGACTAATTTCTAAATCTGCTCTTGCTGCTTTAAATATATCTCTCATAAATCTAAACTTAACATCTGGTGATAGTGGATTCTTTTTACTATCTTGTGATCTACTTAAATATATTTTATGAACATTTGCTGAAACAGATTTTACTTTTCTAATTAACTTTTCGTGTCCTATTGTAGGTGGATTAAATCTACCAAATGTAAACGCAATAGATTTTTCTCTAGCTTCGTGTATCTCTAAATCTTTTACTTCTTTATCTGTCACAATACCATCTTCTAAAATCTTCTTACATTTTTTATAAAATGTTAAGTAGTGATATTTCTCTAACATTTTGTAAATAACATTCTTAGGTAATCTATTTTTAATACCATAAGTTCTTATTTGATCTGGTGTCATATCTGTATTAAATGCTGCTCTTCTTTCAGCATCAACACCGTCACCAATCTTAACAATGTCCTCTAAACTATCTTCTATTTCTTCTAACTTATCTTTTACTTTTTCTTGTAAGTTTAAAATATCGTTTGGTGTTAATTCTGTTAGTTCATTGTAATCTATAATATCTCTTTTTAGTTCACCTTTAATTACATCTAACTCTTGTACTTTTCTTTCAAAGTCTTTTAAATATAAGTTCATATCAAAAGTAAAATCATCTGGTCTTTTGATAAACTTGTTAGCTTGAATATCAAACACAGCATCAGCTTTCTTATTCTGATCGTCATAAGTTTCTTTATCTGTAATGAAATAAAAATTAATTGGGTGTTTAGAACCAGGTATTAATTTACCTTGAATATTTTTTGGGTTCTTTGCTGACAAATATTTTTGTGAAAGGTCAACTCTTTCTTGTTCTTGTTTTTCTTTTGGTACATCAAATAAGATATTAATATCTAAATCAGCATCATTTCTATATCTCTTGGTAAGTATAGAACCAATTAACGCAATCTTTAATACTGGATATTCTTTAAACTGTTTAATCTGATCATTAATTTGTTTTAGAACACTCTCTTTAATTTTAGGATTTTTAGTATCAGCACTATCAAACACAGCTGGCGCATATGCTTGTCTAGGTATATCTATGATACTTTCGTTTTTTATAAAATCTTTAAAATTCATCTTTTCTTTAACTCTAATTCTTTCTTTATCCAGTTCATGGCAACGCCATTTTGTGGTTTAGTTCTTAATTTACTTCTAATAAATTTAGAAGCTTGACTTATTACCATAGTCACTAATTCTTTTTCACTTCTATTATTATCAACAACTAACATTTTACCTGGACTAAAAACTCTTTGATAAGCTCCAATGTTTGCTTGAACAGCATCCCAATTCTTTTTAACCAAGTATTCAGGTATTGTTCTAGGTCTATTTGCATTTCTTTCTATCGCAATCTCTAAGCTAGTATTAACAAAAATCATATGACAATCATAACCAATAAGTTTTAACATACCTACTTGTCTTTGAACAAGTGATAAATCTCTTCCGGTAGCGTCTATAACTAAACCTAAACGCCCTTCCATATATTTATCTAATTGATTACCGGCGGTTGTCTTAGCTCTTTGTCTAATTATATTTCTAAAGTATTCTTCTTCATCTGGCATTTTAATTGATAGATTAGCTTTCTTTAATCCACTTTCAAATGCGTTATCTGAATTAACAACTTTTAAACCAGTGCCAGAAAATGCTGCTTGTGTCACAAACGACTTACCTGAACCTGGACCACCTGCTAAAAAGAATGCTTTGAATATACCAGGGTCATAAACACCTTCATTTAAATACTCTCTAAATTCTCTCAATGACTTAACCTTTAGTTGTTTAATAATTTTACTAGCAATAGCTTTTGGCTCACCACCTTCTGCTTTTACTTCTATGAAACCAGGTTTCTTTCTGTAATATTCTATTACTGGTCCTGTTTCTTTCTTATATAAATCAATTCTATTTTTAATAACCTCTGGTTTATCATCTGCTCTACCTCTTGCTGTAAGTCTTTTTATTACTTCTTGTTCACTTACATTTAGATAAACCACTTTGTCTATTTTAATATTCTTCTTTTCTAAATCTCTAACTTGTTGCATGTATCTAGGAAAGCCATCAAATACAAATCCATTCTCTGCTTTTTCTACAGCGTCAAATACAAGTTTTAAAACTATATCATTAGGAGCGAAACCACCTTTACCTAAATTAGATAATCGTTTTGCTATCTCGCCACCTTTTTCTTTTTCTTTTCTTAATAAATCTCCTGGATAGATATGTTCTATATCAAACTCTTTTTTTATAAATTCAGAATAAGTTGACTTACCTGAGCCTGGACCACCTATTAAAACTATATTCATTAGTTCCAACCTTTCGGCATTGTAAAGTTAGCTCTACTAAATTCCATTCTATCTACTAACTTAACTGCTCCAGCAACTCTATCAACAGCTACAAATCCTTCTGGCGCTGTCACTCTATAACCAGTAGAAGTTTTTAAAAAATGTCCAATATTTTGTATCTCACTCATTTTATTGATTAAGAAGTTCTTAGCATTTTGTAATGTGACATGAGAAGCGATTGCCATTATTAATGGGTTTCTATTTCTATCTATAAATTTTAAATTTGTTTTAAGTATATCTTTATACTTTTGTTTTCCTTTGTCAGATTTCTTAGCGTCTATCTCTGCTTGTAAAGTATTGATATAGTAATCTCTAAACATATCAGCTAGTTCTCTTACTTTAGCCATATGACCTTGTGTGTTTCTTATATAATAGTTAAAGAAAGTTTTAAGTCTAAATGGAATACCTAGAGCATCTGCTGTTGATTTTTGTAATTCATCTAACATAGGTCCAGCTTTTTGTAAAGAGCCTTCTGCCATTCTTAATCTTGCGTTAAATGTTGATAGTTCACTTCTAGTTAGTTTCGCAGAACCAGATACATCTTTATAACCAGCACTTGCTAAAAATACATTTTTAGCTGAACCTCTAACTGTACCAAATCCAGCTGTCATACTATCTAAAGTTTTACCTGTATATTTTGTGTGAAATACTATTCCCATTCTAGCACTTGATATTCTTTTACCAATTGATGAGTTTGCTGGAACAGCGTATGTGATTGTATTTGGTGTGAAAGAGATCATAGCTTCGCCATCTATGTTTACTTTCTTTAAATCTGATTGTGAGAATAAAAAGTCACCTTGTAATACACCATTAATACCTAAACGACCAAGTTCTCTTAAAGCAATAGATAGTTTCTCTGCCAAAGCACCTGAGTGATTTTTTCTTATGTCGCCGGTTGTGTAATTGACTTTTGGATTTTTATTGAATACTGATTTAGTACCGACAAAGAATTTGCCGTTTTCTGGGTTAGTACCACAGATGATAGCTGGTGCGCCATCCCATTTGACAGTCATATTAACTTTTTTGCCAGATGAACCGGCAAGCATATTTCTAACTGACTTTAAAAAATTGATAGCATTTTCCCCACCTTTAGAACCACGATTAATTATATCGTCTTCTAGGTGTTCTAAATGTACATTTCTTTCTTTTGTTATGAATCCTTTAAAACTAAACACTCTATCCTCATTAATTCCATAAACGAATACACTTTTCCCATATAATTCAATTGATAATATTTATATTATATACTATTTATGACTGATTGTCAAGTGGTTTTTTGGTTAAAATAGTCAATGATTTGTTCAGTATTACCAACTATTATCCTGTGTTTGTGAGATAAACAAGTTTCTTTTAGTCTATCAATGTGACTTTCGCCTTCTATTCCGTCTAATTGAATAAAAAATATACTAGTATCATTATTTTGATTACAGTATAATTTAGCTTGTTCGGCAAACATAACTGCCTCTGTCATCTGTTGAGTTTGAATTGAACCAGAGTCTTTTGAATATTTTAAAAAGCCATATGCTGTAAAGCTATAATCGTATGGTTGAATTTTAACATCAATGCTTCTTGCTTCACCTATACCAGATGTGACAGTATCTATCTTACCATTTCTTAAAGTAAGAGAACCACTTGATAAACTTATGATTTCTTTATCGCTATTAATATAACGCTTTAATGTTTCGTATTGTACAATTTCATCTACACCTTGTCGTGTACTATCTCTACATAAAGATATTTGAATTGACTTTGGGCAAACCAAGTAATCTTTTGCTAATGATTTTATGTGATTAAAAGTTATATCTTCTTCACTCTTTAACCCATGGAATTGTAAGTTCTTAACTAATCTATTTTTTAAACCTTTAATAACAGATTTTATATTCTTATCTGTGCTATCTTCTTCGCACTGTGATATTGTTTTCCACTTTTCTCTATCTTCTATTAAATTTGATTCATTAGTTGCTTGACGACTTTTCTCTATATTATAAGTTCCGTTTTTACTTTCAACTATAATTTGTTTTGACATTACAAAGTAATATGTAAAAACTTAGGAATACCACCTTCTAAATTCCATACTTTGTTTTTGTTTTGAAATTTTACTAATCTATGAGCATCTTCTTCAAAAAAATATTCAGCAACAACAACCTTATTAGGATACTCTAACACTTGCCAAATTATATCACCGTTTTTCTTTGTCATCTTTTTACGATAATGTAAATCTTTTTTCTGTTGGTCACCAGGTCTTTTATCGCCTCTATGAAATTTAACTTTTTGATTTTTAGCCATTATAATTTGAAGTCACTAAACTTGTCATAACTCTCCTCTGGTGATGGGTAGTTCTCTTTCTCTTTAGTTTGATTACTACCAACTATGTTTTGTGCTGAATTTTCTGTATCATATAATCTCATCTTAGCTTTATCAACACCTATGATAAATGATCTATTAATACCTGGGTCATTATATCTATTCTTTAATTGTTTTACTTTCATTTGACCTAGTTGTTCTAGTTCTTCATTTGACATAAGAGCAAACATAAAGTCAGCAGTCGCTGGTAGACCAAATGATTCTGATGTATCTTCTAAACCAATATCTGTACTTACAAAACCAGTTCTAGTTGTTTGTGTTGCACTAAAGATTGGCACATCAAACTCAACAGCCAAACCTCTTAATTCTTCTGCGATTGCTTTGATGTAGAAGTATGAAGATATATTACCACCTTTAAATCTACTAGAGCCACATATGTTTAGATAATCAATAAAGATTACTTGTGGTTTAAATGATTTCTTTAATGATAATTCATTTAGTAATGCTCTAAAGTGACCAGAGTGAGCAGATGCTGTAGGATATTCTTTAATAATTAATTTACCTTTTGTCTTGCCTTCAATCTTATTTAATTTACTATCATATAAATCTTTTGGCATATCATGTAAATCGTCCATAGAAACATCTAATAAGTTAGCGTCTATTCTTTCAGCAATTCTTTCTTCAGCCATTTCTAGTGTGATATAAAGAACATTCAAACCTTGTGTTAAAAAACTTGAAGCACAATGACACATAAACAAAGATTTACCTACACCTGTACCAGCAAGAGCAATGTTTAATGTCTTACTTGGTATACCACCTTTTGTAATTCTATTAAAGTATGATAAGTCAAATGGGTATTTCTTTTCTTTAGTGTGGTACCAATCAAATCTCTCTTGAGCGTCAGCAATGTAATCATGCCCAATATGATTATCAAATGAAACTGCTAGAGCATCAGCAAGAATACTTGGTATTGCTTCAGACTGTCGTTCTTTATCTTTACCATCTAATATTTTAATACCGTCAAGTACAGCATTATGTACTGCTCTATCTTTACAAAACTTTTCTGTTGTATCTAACAACCATTGTAAATCAGTATCTTCATGTGCTAGTGAATTGATTAATGTTTTAACACCTTGGTATTCTTCTTCATTAATATCTTTTCTATTATTAATTTCAATGGTGATTGATTCTTTTGTAGGAACATTTTTATATTGTAAAACAAACTTTTCTATTTCTTCAAATAACAATCTCTCATCTCTTTTGTTAAAGTATAATGGTTTTAAGAAAGGTAAAGTCTTTCTAGTAAATCCTTCATTATAAAAGAGATTTGATAATATTGTTGTTTCAATTCTTTCGTTATTCATCTATTTTAAAACTTCCATTAGTCATTTGTTCCTCTATCAATTCAACAAGTATATCACCGATATAGTTTCTAAATTCAGTATCTTCTACTTCTACTTTATTAGGATTAAGAAAAATATCATAAGTAAACTTTAATGGTATCTCACCATTCGCATTTTCTGTTTCAGAAAACTTGACATTGTTATACTTATAAATTATATCTTTATATTTACCCTCTGCTAACTTTATACAACTAAAGTCATCACCTTCTTTTTGAGCAAAGATATATCTTTTATTCTGTATCTTCTTCTTCGTCTGATCCGTAGCTGAATTTTCTTTTTGCTTGTCCATCTATCTTGTCTAACACTTCCTTTGTAAAATACTTCTCTGGATTATCGTTGATGTTCTTACCAAAGACTTTAGACCCATCTGGCATTTCATATCTTGTAGATACTTTCTTAAAGATACCAGCTTCTTCAGCAAGTTCTATAAGACCATAATATTTGTCTAAACCTTTTTTATAAGTAAGTTTTACATCTATTTGTGCGTTTTCTTTTGTTAACCTAGATTTAAAATTTTTACAATGTATAATGTTTCCAACGACCTCAGTACCTTCTTTGTCTTTTCTTTTGCTGAGATAGATGATTGATGAGGCAGCGTATTTCAAACCACTTCCACCGCCCATTTCTTTTTGAGGGAACATTGAACCTATGACATCATAAGTGTGGTTGGTCATAATTAGTGGGCAGTTTGCTCTACCAAGTTTCAATGTTAATACTCTAAATGTTGATTTGACTATTTGTGATCTAGTCATATCTCTTGTTTCTTTACCTGCGGCAGTATCTTCCATTTCTTTTGTAGTTGATAACATACCTAAACTATCTAAAACAAACATCAAAGGCTTTCTAGTCTTCTCTGGTTGTTCTATGTATTTGTCTAATATTTTAATTGATTGATTTCTAAATTCTTGTACAGTGGCAACTGGTACGATAACCATTCTTTTAGAATCAATACCTCTGCTCTCAATCATATCTTTTGAGATAGCACTTTCTGATTCAAAGTAGATAATACCTGCATCTGGGTCTTTATCTAAAAATGCTTTACATATACCTAATGCGAAAAATGTTTTACCTGTTGCGGCTTCACCAGCGATTGCTGTGATCTTGTTTCCTGGCATACCCTTATAGATACTACCAGATAATAATGCGTTAAACGAATATGAGCCTGTGTCAATAAAACTTGTCACATCAGCACTATCAATACCGTCACTTACTAAACCAGCATACTCATTACCGGTTTCTTTAATTATGTCTTTTAAAAAATTACTCATATTCAATCTCCTTATTTGTGGTATAATATATCATACTTATATCTATTTGTCAACCCTAATTCCTTACTTCTTTAACGCAATAGCGCCCATAAAATTAAAGTTCTGCCAAAAGTTATGTACTTCAAAACCTGCCTTATTAAACATATTATATATTTCTGTTTTACTATTTAACTTCATCATATGCCTTAGCTGTACTTCTTTGTCTAATATTTCTTTATCAGTAAAGTTCTTTCTCTTATAATCATAGAAAGTAAAAGTCATCATATCTTGTATCCTTGGATTACAACTAAAAGTTTTTTCTGAAAAGATAAACGCACCACCAGTATTTAAACCAGCATAAACTTTGTTAATAATTTCTTGTCTATCTTTGGGAGACATAAACTGTAAAGTAAATATAGAAGTCACTAAAGAACAGTTTTGAAAATTAAAATCTCTTACATCACCTTTGTAATAATTTAAATGTTGATATTTGTCTTCATCAAAAGTATAGTCACCATAAAAATCTTCTTCTATTTCTATACCTGTATATTGTGCGTGTGGTATATGAGGTTCATTTTGTTCTATCATACCTTTTAAAAGTTTACCTGTTGAACAACCAATGTCAACAACTTGTGTAAAATCTTCTACAAAATATTTTGATAGGGTAAGTATATCACCCCATAAGTGACTGTACCCTCTAACAGATTTATCAATGTGATTATCAAATCCTTCTTTGTCTGTGGCAAATGTAAATTTAGTCATTCATTATCTCCTTATATGGTTTTAATACTTTATTGTAAACACTTTCAGCAAGTGCCTTCATCATTAACGGAGGTACCATACGACCGATTCGTTCTGATTTTTGATTGTGTTTACCTGTTAGTTTAAAATCTTCAGGTAATGACATAATTCTTTTTAGTTCTTTAATAGTAAATTTTCTATCTTCTGTTGGGTGGCAAGTACCAGCAACACCAGCAAGATTACCCATCGCAGTAATTGTTGGACAAGGTTTTCTTAAACTACTTCTTTTTAAATTAAAGTGATGACCTTTGTCGTGGTAATCCATACCAGTCAATACTTTGTCAGGGTCTTTTGGCATTTTCATTAGTGTTTTACCAACAGCTCTTTCAGGACTAATCTTATCAAACAAATATTCTAGTTCTTCTTTATCTTCATTCACTACATCATTAATAGCTTCACCAAGTGTAGTTCTAAAATCATTCTTATCAGGATACAATTGATACATAGTCATAAAGTTTATACCAACTTTCTCAGCAACATCTTCTCTTACACCTATGAAGAAACATCTTTTACGAGATTGTGGTACACCAAAATAACTTGAGTCTAATACATTAGCAACTATAAGATAACCTATTTCTTCAAATGTATTTTGTATCTTATGAAAATACTCTTTAGCTTCACCCATTGTCAAGCCTTCTACATTCTCGCCAATAATAACTTTTGGTTTTATATCTTTAGCCACTCTTAAAAATTCAAAGAATAAATCTTCTACATTCTCTACGCCTTTAATATCTGAATACTGTTTCTTTTTACCAAACGCATCTGCGTGAGTTCTACCCTCACCATGAGATACTGAACCTGCCATACTAAACGCTGAACACGGAGGAGAGCCATCTAATATATCTAACTCACTAACTTTAACTCCAGCTTGTTCCATTAAATATGTACCTGTCAATTCTTTTATATCACCTGGTACGATAGTTGTATTTGGATAATTTGCTCTATAAGTATTTTGTGCTTCAGGTACAAATTCATTAACTGCTAGTATCTTACCACCAGCCAATCTATAACCAGTTGACGAACCGCCACCACCAGCAAAAGTTGATAGTACATTAAATAGATTTCTTTTTTCACTATCTAAAGTATCTTGTAAAGTATATCTTTTATACATCTTCATTATTCCATTTCATTAATAACCATACGATAAAACCAAATATCATTATAACATAAAGTATTGATAATGTCAAGTCTATAATCATACTTCATTCCCCCAACTTGTCCAGCCTTCTCGTTTTCTACGAGCAAATAGTTCAATGTATGGTCCTTCTAACATATTCTCTATGTGGTTGTACACTATATCTGGCTTTCTACTATGTTCTCGTCTTTGTTCCACAACTAATTGTGGTATACTTTTATTTAGCCGTTTAGGTTTACCCCTTGTAGCCAATAAGCACATTTCTGGATTGCCTCTTGTCCAATATCCTAGACCTGTAAAGAAACCCATTTTAACCCGATTCGTTTTCGCCCAAGTAAAACCTACTGTCTTGTACTTGAAACCCCACGCATCAATTACTTTAAATGCTTTGTCTAGCAAAGGATCAACTACCCACATTAAAAGGACTGCATCGTCCTTAGCAAGGTCGCTAACAGGTAAAGAAATAATGTCAGACATAGACATACAATCATAGTGTCTTTCAGGGCTTTTATCTTTGCCTTTGTCACTGTAAGTTTTAAAGGTCCAAGGTGGATCCGCATATATTACTCCATGTTTTTTGTTTATATTAAATTCCATAAGTTAAAAAAAAGTATCTCATCAATAATATTATTATTATAAATCTAGGTATAGACCAATCTGCTTTATGCGCCAATAGAGCACCAGTGGCAAATCCCCAATGAATACAAACTAATACCATAAAAAAACTAGACAAAGAAGTCCTCCAGACTAGCTGTCTTCTCAGTAGACCAACCAATAGAATTAAGTATAAAACTCATAGGGTCTACAAATGTTTTTTGAAACATAATATCATAGTCAATATATTCTTGTAGTTTAAATTCACTTGGTAGTTTTGTGACATAACTTATTACATCAAACTTAAATGGGTTTGCTTCTACTAGTTTTAGAAATTTAATCTTATCACCTTCTTGTATCAATGGATATTTTCTATGTAGTTTAAATTGTTTTAATTGTTCATTATATATCAAAGCACCTTTAACATGAATAGGTGTTCCTTTAATAAAGATATTACTACCATGTTTATATTTAACTAGATTATTACAAGACCTAGGAAAAGATATTTGTTCAGCTGTCATTTGATAAAACTCTGTTTTAAAATTAGCAATAAACTTTTGTAAAGTTTCTTCATCTTCTGTCATTATAAGTTTAATTGCTTGTCTAATATTCCCTCTACAAACTTCAGGTGTTGATGACTTCACAGCTTCAATACCCATAATCTTTAACTTAGGTTCATCAAAAGTAATACCTTCTTCATCTAATACATTTAACATATATCTTTTTTTAGCAGTCCATATACCTTTGTCAGCTATTACTTCTCTTTTCATAACCATTTTTTGTTTAATAGCATTTGTATATTCAGCAAGTTCATCAAAACATTTATCTATAAAAGGTTCAATTCTACTTTCAACAACTTTGTTTAAAAACTTTAATGTATCAGCTTTTGATTTATCTTTACAAGTCGCTTGTACTAGTTTGTCTAGTGTAAGATAGATTGAATCTGTATCTGACGCAACAATATAATCAACTTCATTTGTTGATTTTAAAATCTTATTCATATACTCATTTACATTTTTTTGAATATAACGAATTACAAATTGACCAGCTGATGTTATAGCAGTTGCTTGTCTTACATCATAATATCTAAAGTATTGATTACCAATAGCGCCATAAGCAGAGTTAAGAGCAATCTTCTTTGACCATTGTATGTTATGACAACGAGATATTTCTTTTAATAAAGTTTTATCTTTTGTCTTTTGATATTCTTGTTTTGCTTTAAACTCTAAAGTCTTAAACTTAACCCTATCATTGTACATACTTTCCATAAGTCTAGGTAAGAAACCAGGACTATCTACTTTAAACTTAGCACCATTTGGTGTAATACAAGCGCCTTCAGCTTTTAAATGTGTTAACGGTGTCGCATTGTTTAACAATTTATCAACTGATATACCTGATGGTTCTACTCCGATAATTTTTTCTGGTGAGATATTATATTGCATAATCAAGTGTGGATATAGTGAGTTAATATCAAATGATACAATCCAATTATGCATACCTGTAATAGGGTCTTTTACATAAGCGCCTTCGTACTTATCGTCTTTAATATTATTTTCTTTAGGAGGAATCATAATATTTTCTTTTTTCAAATAATTGTAAATTAACATATCCCACATTCTTACTTGTGAGAATACATCTGTATAATTTACTTTAGCTTCATACGCCATAGTTAAGACTAGTTCAATTAGTTTTAGTTTATCTTCTAACCCATCAACTATCTCAACATCTTGTATATTGTAATCTATAAATGATTGAAAGTCTTTTGTATACCATTCTCTAAATGTATCATAAGGCATTTCATCTTTACCTTTACCAAGTTCTACTTTACCAATATAGTCAAGTTTATAACTTTCTGGCTTTGTTGGAATAAACTTTTTGTATAGGTCCAGATAATCTAACATAGCGATACCAAAAATATTATAGTGAGTTTGTTCTCTACCTCTTACTACAATAGACTCTTTCTCAACTAAATTCCATGGACTAAATTTCTTTAATACTTTTTCATCTACTATATTTCTTATTCTATTAAACATATATGGAATATCAAAAAACTTTGTATTCCAACCAGTAATAACATCAGGATAGTTTTTGGTCCAGAATTTCATAAACTCCATAACCAAACTCTTTTCATTCTTACATTTAATATAAGTCACATCTGGTCTATCAGTTTTAAAGTCACCAATACCCCAAGTTATAATTTGTTTATTAGATTGATTTTTAACTGTGATTGCTAATAGTTCTTCTACTGGGTTATCTATATCAGGAAAACCATTTTCAGCAGTACATTCTATATCAACTGTAAATATTTTAATTGCATCTTTATCAAACTTCATGTCTTCTGGATATTCGTTAGCAATCCATTGATACTGATACCGATCCATTCCATACAATGGTGAGTTATCTGTATCATAACTTCTTTTAAATTCTCTTGCTTTTGATATACTAGGAAATTGAATTGGTCTTAACGATTGTCCATGTAATGTTTTAAATTCTGAATCTTCTTGTGTAATACCATATAGAGTTGGTGAAAAGTCTAATTTATTTTTATACTCTTTACCCTCGTGTATACCACGAACAAGTAATTTGCCTCTATGTTCAATAACGCTTTTATAAAAATTCACTTAAGGTTCCTCTTTTAAACGATTCTACATTCTTCTTATTATACACATAATCCTTTGATAAGTCAAATGGTATTTTGGTCGTTGTTGTATAGTCTTTTTCGCCTGGTCTTTTTATCTTCCATACTAAATCTTTACCCTTTGGATAGTTAGTTGTCCATTCTGTTGTAGATTTTTTTAACCATCTTCTATATTTTTTAGTCATAGGATAAATGTATCTAAATTGTTTACCTTTAACTCTACTTAATTTTAATTCTATTAATTGTTGAGGATTTGGTCTCATACCTACTTTACGATTTTTAGTGTTAGGTATTATTCCTTGTAATGTTCTTGGGTGTATCTTCTCACCTGTTTCTGAAACATATGTATCTGTAAATGAGAAACCACCATATAAAAAATTAGCAGCTTGATATACATAACCAGGTTTACCAACTAAACCATCTGCCCAAGTAAACAAATATTTTATAGTAGTGTTTTCTTTTAACCAAGATATTGCTGAAGATAGTAATTGCGATTCACTATTCCTAAGTAGTTTATCATCTAAGCACATCTTACCTATCTCGTAATAATCTTTTGTGTCTAGCTCTGGAAACAACTTTTGTATTGTATGTTTAGGTCTTGTACCCCAACCAAATGTAATCACACCAACTAACTCCTCATTATCAAAATAACCTAGATAGTGTTTTGTCAATCTAGGCATTACTGCTGAATAGTGTCTAGTAGAAACAAACTCTGCCGCAGTGTATTTGTTTACTATTTTTAATATCATATTGTTAAATATTTCCAACTATACGGAAACTCTTTATCACAGATTTTATACATCTCGTCTGCAACATCTCTGGTTTCTTTTTGTGTATCTGGTTTACATCTTAAATTACATACCCTAGAAAATGCGTATAATGTTCCTGACCAATACCATTCTGTCATCATTGATTGTGGTAATACCATTCGTGCTTGTTCTGGCGCCACACCTTTTGTTAACAAAGTATTATAAAGTATTAGACAACTCTCCATCGCTGTTTCCATATTATGATTGATTGTTTGGTCTAGTTTTATCTCACCATCACTACCTTGTTTAGAGTTCTTTGGTCGTCCTCTCCATGTTTCTGGTTTATATAGTTCTGGTGGAAAGTCAACATAACGCCTACTGACTTCATTCCAAGCTAATCCTACTTGATGTTTAACTAATTGTCTTGCGACAAAGATTGGTGCTTTAATTCTAAATTGTAAACTTGCGTGAGCAAAAGGTGACCAATGATTATGTTCTGCTAGATACTTAATAAGTTTCTCATCAGAAAAATCAAAACTTGCTTTAGTCTTTGAATAACTTACTCTAGCAGCATTTACTACTGTCAAGTCATTCCCCATTTTATCTACTAGTTCAACTTTTATCATAATTAAATTTTGTGATTATCCAATAAATGTACAACCAAACCATCGTGTTTCTTTTCTAATTGTATTTGACAAGCCAATCTACTTTGCATACGATCATAACCTTTTTCGTATTCAATTAAATCTGTTTCAATAGAACCTTGATTAGGTTGACCTACAAGTAAAGTCCAGTTTCTATCTACTATTATATGACAAGTAGCACAAGCACAACAACCTGAACAATCTGCTGGTATCTCATCAATAGGATTAGTAGAGTAATCTCTAGCCGCCTCCATCAATGTCATACCTTCGTCAACCTGGACAGGAATAATTTCCTCTCCTCTAATAAAATTAACAGTTATCACTATAATTTTGGTACTGAGTTTTCTGTAATTAGACCTGGAGCTTTTATAATACTACTAGTATTTTGTTCGTAAGATTTTAAAATCTCATCTTTTGGTTCTTGTGTTGAAATAATGTTCTCTGGTTTAATTGTGACTGTATCACTCTTACTATAAGGTGCATACAAAGTCATCATTAATTGAACAGGTTTTCCAGGGCCTTGTTGGTGTGGGATAATAACGAAAGCTTGTTTTAAACTTACGCCTTGGTCGTTCTCTCCTACTTTAGCGATTACATCTTCGCCAGTAGTCATTCTTACTATTTTCACTTCTTGCATAATATCTCCTATTTGTGTTATACTATATCATAAGTTGACTTGTTTGTCAATGCTTATTTTTCGTCATTGTCTTCTTTATCTGGTTCAAAACCAACTCTTTTATCTTTACCTTTTTTGTCAATCGGTTTTAATCGTTTACTCAATACAAATGTTCTATTAGGGTTGACACTAATATTCATTAATCGCATTAAATCTCTATTTACAAGTAAGTCAGAACCTGATCTAGGTCTTTGGTCTAAACCAATCTCTATATCTTTATATGTAAAACCATTAAATGTTAAATCCATTAATATAGTTGGTCTTGTTTCTGATGGCTCATCTGTTGCATTTGATCTAAACACTTTACTTGTACCATGTCTAGGTTTACTAAATGTTTTACCATTGTATTTCCATTTAATAATCTTACCATCTTCTAAAATTTCATCTGCGTGTAAAGCACAAGCTGCTGAACCATTACCTGTGTCAAACTTAACTCTTACTTTACCTACTTCATCTAACTCAACTGTTTCTAACCAACCAGTTTCTATAAGTGATTGTCTATCCCAATGAGCTCTATCGGAAATATAATCTACTACATTGGCCATCATCTGTTCACCATCTATTCTACCAGCTGGTTCTGCGTCAGAATAATAATCTCTGTGTTGATAACCTTCATAATCAGCGCCTGATCCAGGACTACCATTAATCTCTAATAGATAAGGTTTTTTATTGTGTACAATATGATCTACACCTACCATGTAAGCTCTGGATACTCTACTTGCTTTTAATACAAGTTCTCTTTCTTCATCACTTAATATATATGGTGACGCCTCTGCGCCTCTGTGTGTGTTTGATCTAAAGTCATAACTACTGTGAGTTCTTTTTGTACTAGCAAAAATTTTATTATCTATTACGAAAGTTCTTACATCAAAACTACTAGGCATATATTCTTGTATTAGAAGTTCGGCCTCTAGTTTCCACATGGCTTGTACAGTCGCCACCAAAGCTTCGTATGTATCAATCTTAATAACACCAACACCTTGTGTACCTGTAAGTGTTTTTAGAATTAATGGAAATTTACCACCAATCATATCTACACCACTTTTGATATTATTTTCGTTTGTAATGAATGCTGTTTTTGGAGTTGGTAAACCAAATTTCTCAAATAGTAAAGCTGTTGTTAATTTATTATCACAAGTCAACATTGCTGCTCTTGTGTTTACCATAAACGCTTGTGAGTTTTGAAAAGATGATATTAAAGATAACCCAGCTTCATCTTCAAGTGCGCCACCTCTAGTTATACAAACTGTATCTCTACCTGTAAAAGTATGTTCAGCACCTTTGCCGTCATAGTTTGATACAGTCAAAGTACCTTTGTCTTCATCTTTTGAAGTGATGATTGTAGTTTTAGTATTTACAATAATACATTCAATCTTTTTTTTCTTACATGCTTTTGTAATTAAATCAGCTGTTGTATTTTCTTTAGGGTCTTGTGAATCAGCTACTGTGACAATAGCTACTGTGATAGATTTATCTTTACGACCTATATCTGTTTCTGTTATATATTCTCTAAATTTAGGAACCAACATTTATTCATTCTCTGGTTTTGTTTCTTCCTTAGTTTCTTCAACTTTTTTACCAATATTATATTTAGCAGATAGTATCCATTCTTTTTTTTCTTTAAAAGGTAATACTTTTATTTGAGATAATGGTGCCTTATTTTCAGCTTGTGTTCCATTTACTATATCAATTAAATTCCAATCTTGTAATAAGATGGATATGGTATTTCGTCTTTGAATATCGTTTTCAGATAAAGTTGCTTTCTTACCGTCTAAAGCAAATAGTTCTTTAAAGTGTGTGATGTAATACTTACCTTGTTTGTGTAAGATATGACAAGATTGATATAGTGTTTTATCTTTTCTACTAGCGACACCAATTCGTGTCAATGTTTCTCTAATTTTTAGGAAGTCGTCTGGTTGTTTGATAGTGACCTCTAACATACTGTCCACTGACCAATTTACAATTTCTTCATTCATTTTGTTCTCCCACCTTTTAATAAGGTACCTTTTATATGTTCAATTTGTTTATCAGTTAGTATGCTGAGAGCAGATTTGGCTTTCTCATTGCTATATCCATAATACTCTTTTACATACTCTAAATTCTTCAACTTGGCTTGTGATAACCACTTGCCACCAAATCGCTTCTTTTTTCTAATACTATTTATGTAAAAATTAAACTGGACATTCTTCTCTAAAAAGTGATAGCCATTCATTTCATTCGCTTGAGCTATACAGTCGTAGTGCATGGAAAGACACTTGTTTATTACAAAAGGAGGGTATTTCTTCTCCCATGTAAGGTCATCTGTGTCTAGTAATTTTTCCTTAGTGAAATTAATTGCATTAAGATAGTCTGATAATTGATACATAATATAAACTTGACTTTCTATTTTTTTCTATTGTGTCTATTGTGACCTTTGTGACTACCCATGTAATACTCGCTTGGTTCATAATTCCAAACTTTGCCATGATGTCCTCTGATGTCAGCCCAAAACATTCTTAATTTTACTATAATTTTTCTATATAAAGTTCTTTTCGCCATTCTATTCTCTTATTTAAATTTACAACTTGCCATTATTTCTGTTAGACAAGCAATCATATTTATTTCTTGATCAGCAACAAACGCAGATTTATATTGGTATCCAGCCAAAATAAGTATGGATTGAGGAACAGATTTAGAATCTAAACTTGTATAAAGAAGTTCGTATATGGTTCTAAACAAATGAGAAGGTTCTTTATCTAAATTTTGAACAACCCATTTTCTCATATCGTTGAATCTCTTATCTTTTAAAGACGCTACAAGTTCTTTTGTATTAACTTCTGATAAATTAAACAATATACCACTATCAATTTTACCCCTTACAGAGTATCTTTGTAGTTCGTTTATTGTTCTTCTAAAGTCAGGATAATACTTTTGAATCAACTCTGCTAAGACATTCTTATCAAACTCTATATCTTCACCCTTTAAAACGCCTTCCATGCGCTTCATAAACGCCACAGCAGTCTTTTTGACTTGACCATTGTTGATCTTAAAGTCAATTACTGTACAACGACTATGTAGGGCTGGTATGATTTTATTCTTATAATTACAAGTAAATATAAATCTACAATTCTTATAAAAGGTTTCAATGAAGTTTCTTAACGCTGGTTGAACACTATCAGCATTCATATAATCAGCCTCGTCTATTATAACAACTTTATGATTAGCGTCTTCAGTAAGAGAAACAGTAGAGGCAAAGTTTTTAATTTTACTTCTAACTGTATCAATTTGTCTACCTTCATCGGAACCATTAATGATGATATAATCAGCACCTAGTTCTTCACATAAAGCTCTAGCGACAGTAGTCTTACCTGTTCCAGCGCTTCCTGATAAAAGTAGATTTGGTATTTCTTTTTGTTTTAGAAATTGAGTAAATGTATTCTTTAAGTCTTCAGTTAATATACAATCTTCAATTCGTTTTGGTCTATACGCTTCTGTCCAAAGGAAGTCTTTTGTTTTTTCCACTTATCACCTCTTTCATTATATAATATTCAGTTTTACCAAGTTTTCTTTTTGCTTCCGCAATAGATTTATAAGTCGATAACTCTCTAAAATTCAGAGTCAGGTTCTAATGCTATCCAATATTGTACGGCTTTGTTTCTATTTACAAAATGAGAAATCTTTGCTTTTGATATTGCGACATCATAATCATCTACTATTTGTTTAAAGTTTTCTGTTCTAAAGTAAGCAGTAAACTCTTTGTCTGTTTCACCAACATCAATAGAATAAGTGTTTGACGACTTGTTCTTTTTGTCAGTAGCAACCATTGAGATTTTACCTGATTTACCTACAACAGAAATATCTGGTAGATTTAAAGTAGTAGCACCTTTCATCATTTTAGTAAATGAATCTTTTTTAAGTGTAAAAGTCACATGCTTATCTGGCATACTAATACTTTTACTTGGCGATACTATTACCGATTTGTCAGCAAAGAAATATTTTATTGCTTGATTTTTATTACTCTCTGTGATATTTACATAACCACCACCGTTAAATTTTAGGTCTGGTTTATCAAATAACTCAACTGATCTTAAAAATTCAGGTAAGTCATATATCGCAAATTCACTATCAAACTTTTCAGCTACTTCAGCCTCAGCCAAAATATTTTTCATAGTTGATATTGTTTGTACTTTATTTCCTGGCTTAATCAATAAGTTTTGATTTATGTCAGAAAAGTTTTTTAACACACTTAATGTGTCACTTGATAGGTTCATGTTCACTCCTTTTTCATAATTTAATATAATATAATTGTATCATAGTTTAGTTTAATTGTCAATGTTATAAGACATCATCACCATTTTTCATGTTTAGATATTTCATAACTGTTTCTGGCGATGATTCTCCATATGGGTCAGAAGCACAATTATCTTCTTTACCTGGTTCTTCAAACATCTTTTCAACTACACCGTTATTAATAATAGCAGCATACCTCCAAGACCTTTCACCGAATCCTAAATTGTCTTTTTTAACTAGCATATTCATACCCTCAGTAAAGACACCTGAGCCATCTGGTAATACTTTCACATTTTTGATAC